GGAGTTAAAAATGGCAATTGATTTCGACGCGATTCGCAAGAAGCTTGATCGACTTAGCGGAAATAGTAAAAATAGATCTCTGACCTGGCGCCCAACTGAGGGAGAGGAACACACAGTTCGGCTTCTCTCATTTCCAGATAACGACGGACAACCGTTTAGGGAGCTATGGTTCTACTATAACATTGGCAAGGAGAGAGGCCTTCTATCACCTCATCAGTTTGGAAACCCTGATCCAATTCAGGAGCTAATTAATAAGCTTCGTGAGGATGGATCAAAGGAATCTTATGAGCTTGCAAAGAAGCTCTACCCTAAGATGAGGACCTATGCCCCCGTAATCGTTCGAGGCGAGGAGGATAGGGGAGTTCAGATCTGGGGCTTTGGAAAGATGGTCTATCAGGGCCTTCTTGGATTAATGCTCGACGAGGATTACGGAGATATCACTGATCCCACAGAGGGCAGAGATATTAAGGTAGTTTGTTCAAAGCAGCCGGGAAAGAAGTGGGCAATGACTGAGGTTCGCCCCCGAGGAAAGCAGTCACCTCTGTCAGCAGATGCTACACAGGCAACGGAGTGGATTTCTTCGATTCCCAATCTCGATGACATTTATGATTGCAAGTCCTATGATGAACTTTCTAAAATTGTAAATGACTGGCTAAGTGAAGGTGATGAAGAAAGTGAAGATGAGGTGAGTAGCTCAAGCTCATCGAATACGACTTCGACAGCAGATTCTAAAAATTCATCTGGCTATAAGAACCTAGATGATGCGTTTGCTGATCTTATGGATGACGAATAGATAGTCTTCTATTTTAATTAAATCTTTGATGGGGGTGAATTTTCACCCCCATCTTTATTTGTATGAACAATCAGCCCACTGTAGTATAAAATGACATAGGATGAGGGTAAAAAATGACTAAAAAGGAACCGAAAGATTTTACATCTGAATTGATATCAGCATTAAACAAAGATTACGGATCTCGGGTGGCTTATAATTTAAGTCAAGATGAAGCTCCAACACATGTTAGAAGGTGGATATCTACTGGATCAAAATTACTTGACTACATTTGTTCCAATAGAAGGGACGGCGGTCTTCCTGAGGGCAGAATTGTGGAAATATTTGGCCCTCCATCCATCGGAAAGTCACACATAGCGACTCAAATAGCAAGATCTACCCAAAATATGGGAGGAGTTGTTGTTTATATTGATACAGAAAATGCCACATCTGTTGAGAATCTACAGATGCTAGGTGTTAATGTAGCAGAAAGGTTTGTTTATGTGGATACACATTGCACAGAGGAGGTCTTTCAGGTAGCAGAATCAACCATATTGAAGGCAAAGGGATTGAATAAGGATGTTCCAATTACAATAGTGTGGGATTCTGTTGCAGCTTCGTCTCCAAAGGCCGAACTCCTCGGCGATTACGATAAAGAGTCAATTGGCCTACAGGCAAGAGCAGTATCAAAGGGGATGAGAAAAATAACTGGAATTATTGGACAGACGAATACATTATTTGTTATTCTAAACCAGACTAGAATGAAAATCGGAGTAATGTTTGGCGATCCCACAACCACCCCTGGCGGAAAGGCCATACCTTTTCACGCAACCACAAGAATAAAATTAGGTGCCGGACAGCAAATCAAGGATGGAGATGATGTTATTGGAATTCACGTCTCCGCTAAAACAATAAAGAATAAGGTCGCTCCGCCATTCAGAAAGTGTGAATTTGAAATTCACTTTGGTGTTGGAATTAAAGAACATGAACAGATTTTTGACTTTCTTAGAAAGAATGGACCGTGTGTATCTGGAGGCAAAGAGATATCTGTAGAGGGAACAGGGTCTTGGAAAACACTAACGGTGACAAATACCTCGACAGGAGAGATTTTAGTTGAGAAGAAGTTTAGAAAAAATGAGTTCGATGTAATAATAAATAGTCAGGAATACGGGTTCTACATAGATGATTTACTTGAAAGCGCCATGATTAAAAGATTTTCAAAAGAGCCGTTTGATGTAGACGCAGATTCATACGTGGAGGTTGAATCCGTCAGGGATCTCATTGAAGAGAAGAGCGGCGTGTGATATCAGCTGATAATAGAAATGATCTCGTTCTAATAATTGATGGTCTAAATCTATTTACTAGACACTTTGTTGCGCACCCTGCAACTGGAATCAACGGGCAGCATGTCGGAGGAATAGTTGGATTCCTCTATACAATGATAGAGCTTATTGAAAAATTTAAACCTGAGAAAATTATTATTGCCTGGGAGGGAGGCGGATCAAAAAAGCGCAGGGACCTCTATAGTGACTATAAACAAAAGAGAAAGCCTGCGAAGCTTAACAGATACTATGACGATGATCTCCCTGACACGCTTGAAAATAGAAATCACCAAATCTCTGTTCTAATTAAGGTAATATCAAACATACCAGTGAATCAAATATACGTTCCTGATTGTGAGGCAGATGACGTAATTGGCTATATTAGCAGATATACATTTAATGATAGAAGAAAATTAATTGTTTCATCTGATAGGGATTTTTATCAACTTTTAGATAAGTTAACAATAATATACTCGCCCACGTGGAAAAAGCTCGTCACAGCAAATGAGGTGATAGATAAATTTGGAATTTCTCCAGAAAATTTCTGTCTAGCAAAGACGGCTTGCGGAGACCCATCAGATAATATAAATGGTGTAAAGGGAGTTGGGTTTAAGACACTATCTAAGAGATTTCCAGAGCTAGGCTCTAACAAGTCAGTTTCAATTAAAGATTTAATTGAAACTTGTGAAAAAATGATAGATGCAGGTAGTAAAATTAAGTCAATTAGAAATTTAGTTGAATCGAAAGAACTCTTAGAGCGGAATTGGAAATTAATGTATCTTGATACGTCAAATTTATCCGGATCTCAGATAATAAAGATCAATAATATAATTGATGAATTTGAACCAGATAGAGACAAATTAAAAATAATGAAAATTCTTATTTCAGAGGGAATTCAGACTTTCAATATTGATAGAATGTTTTTTTCACTAAGCTACGTTGGGTAATATTAAATGAATGATAATAACTCATTCTTTGGGCAGCATGGAAAGATTTTTCAAGAAAAAATCTTTCAGGCCTTTGTAACAGATTGTAAGTGGGCTGCTCAAATGACAGAGGTCATGACGCCGACTTTTTTTGAACCAAGGTATTTAAAATATCTCACGTCCAAATATTTTGCGTATTACAAGAAATATAAGTCATTTCCAACTCTTCCCATTCTTATAACGATTGTTAGAGATGATCTAAGGGAGGGAAATGATATAATTCTTAGAGATCAGATAGTTGAATTTTTACATAGAGTTAAGATTAATCCTGATGTGGGTGATCTCTGTTTCGTAAAGGATAAGGCTTTAGACTTTTGTAAAAAACAGGCATTAAAGGATGCACTGGAAAAATCTGTCGAATTAATTGAATCAGAAAATTATGAGTCAGTTATCTCTATTATGAAAGATGCGATTTCAAGAGGAGAGCCGGCAACAATTGGTCATGTTTTTTTTGATGATCACGAATTAAGATTTTCAAAAGTAAGTAGAGTCACATGTCCAACAGGTATCCCGCAGATTGATAAAAAAGACGTTCTAAATGGCGGACTTGCTCGCGGCGAGCTAGGAGTAATAATAGCCCCCACAGGAGTGGGAAAATCTCATTTTCTTGTAAGCGTTGGAGCTGAGGCTCTAAGGGTCGGTAAAAATGTCATCCATTATACATTTGAACTATCAGAAAAAGCAGTCGGCATAAGATACGATAGCAACCTTTGCAATATTCCGTCCAATGAAGTTATTGATAGAAAGGATGAAGTCCTAAAGATATATGAAGAAGTAGAGTTCGGAAGGCTTGTCATCAAGGAGTATCCTACTGGATCAGCAACTGTCATGACAATTAGAAATCACATAGAAAAACTTTTACTCAAGTCTTTCGTCCCTAGTCTGATAATTATTGATTACGCAGATATTATGCGGTCATCTAGAAAATTTGACTCTCTTCGTCACGAATTGAAGCTTATTTATGAAGACCTAAGGAACCTTGGAATGGATCTTGGAGTACCTATTTGGACAGCATCTCAATCAAATAGAGAAGCTGCAGATAAACCAGTCGTTGGACTTGAAAATATGTCTGAGGCATATGGAAAGGCAATGGTGGCAGACATAGTTTTTTCACTATCTAGAAAACCTCTTGAAAAATCATCTGGCTATGGAAGACTTTTTGTTGCTAAGAATAGAGCAGGAAGGGATGGCATGTTATTTCCAGTTTACATGGATACCTCTATGTCAAGGCTTAAAGTTGTAGAGGGATCTGAAGAAATCTCTCTTGAAGAAATTGTCAAAGCTGACGCGGGTGATCTTAAGAATCTACTAAAAGAAAAGTGGAAAGAGATTAACGGAAATTAATAAACTTGGTAATTATCTATCTATTGGAGTAAAATGTGGTGACTTTTGAAGAGGCAATGAGAGCAAGTATTGATTATTTTAACGGAGATGAACTTGCAGCAAATGTGTTTATTACAAAGTACGCTCTCACTGATAAGTCAGGAAAAATATACGAAAAGACTCCCGATGACATGCATAGAAGACTCGCCGCAGAGTTTGCAAGAATTGAGAATAACTATCCCAATCCTCTTAAGGCAGAGGAGATATATGATCTGTTTAAGGATTTTAAATTCATAGTCCCGCAAGGCTCTCCAATGTCTGGGATTGGAAACCCATATCAAATTCAATCAATTTCAAATTGTTTCGTAATTGAATCTCCACATGATTCTTATGGCGGAATATTAAAGTCAGATCAGGAGCTAGTTCAAATTGCAAAACGCCGAGGAGGAGTTGGATTTGACATGTCAACAATCAGGCCAAGAGGAGTTTCAACAGCAAACTGTGCTAGAACCACAGATGGAATTGAAGTATTCATGGATCGATTTTCAAATTCATGTCGCGAGGTCGCACAAAATGGCAGGCGCGGTGCATTAATGTTAACAATCTCTGTTCATCATCCTCAGATCAGAGATTTTATAAAGATCAAGAGAGAGTTAACAAGGGTAACTGGAGCGAATGTATCAGTTCGTCTATCGGATGAATTTTTAAGTGCNGTGAGAAATAGTAATAAATTTCAGCTCAGGTTTCCAGTTGATAGTGAAAATCCTGAGATATCAGAGNTAGTCGATGCAAAAGATCTATGGGATGAAATTATTGAGTGTGCTCATGAATGTGCAGAACCCGGTCTACTATTTTGGGANACTGCAACAAAACTAACTCCCTCTGACATCTACGCTAGCGATGGATTTGCGTCAACTTCAACAAATCCCTGNGGGGAAATTATTCTTTCACCATACGATAGTTGTAGATTAATGGTGATTAATTTGTTATCTTTTGTGAAGGATCCATTCACAAAGAATGCAGAGTTTGATTATGAAATGATGTCATTAGTTGTCCAGAAGGCCCAGAGATTGATGGATGATATGATAGACCTAGAGATAGAACAGGTTGAAAAGATTTTAGAAAAGATAGATAATGATCCAGAGCCGGATGAGGTTAAAGAGATAGAAAAAAATCTTTGGCTGAATATAGAAACACAAGCTATACTTGGAAGACGAACTGGTCTTGGTGTAACAGCGGTGGGAGATGCTCTCGCAGCTCTTGGAATTAGATACGGATCTAATAAGTCAATTAGTGTTGTTGAAGATTTTTATAAGACACTCACAATAAATGCGTATAGATCATCTTGCATGCTTGCAAAGGAGAGGGGCGCCTTTAAGGTTCACGATCATAACAAGGAGAGAGGTCATCCATTCTTAGAGAGAATATGGAATGAAGCTCCAGATATTCGTGAGATGAGTAAAAAATTTGGTAGAAGAAATATCGCTCTGACAACTACTGCTCCCGCTGGATCTGTATCCACCCTTACACAAACAACTAGCGGAATAGAGCCGGCGTATTTATTAAAATACACTCGCAGAAAAAAACTGACAGATAATGACCTTGATGGCCGAATAGACTTTGTAGATGAAGTGGGCGACAAATGGCAAGAGTATGAAGTTTATCACCATGGTTTTAAAATGTGGATTGATAATTTACAAGCCTTAGATGGCGAGACTATGCCTTATGAGAAATTAGAGTCAATGAGCCCATATTCAAAATCAACATCAAGGGATATTAACTGGGTGTCAAAAATTCAAGTGCAAGCTATTGCGCAAAAGTGGGTGTGTCATGCAATTTCAAATACAACCAACGTGCCTGCAGATACAGATATTGAGACGATTAAGAAGATATATCTTGCAGGATGGGAATCAGGGTGTAAGGGTGTAACAGTATACAGAGATGGAGCTCGGGCTGGAGTTCTAGTTGGTGACACTGGAAGCACATTTGGAACACATGATGCTCCGCCAAGACCAGATAAATTATCTTGTTCAATTCATCAGGCTACAATTAATGGTGAAGCGTGGACTATCTTGGTCGGCCTTTTAGATGGTCGTCCATATGAGGTGATGGGTGGTTTACAAAATTATTTAGAAATTCCAAAGAAGCACAAAAAGGGACAGATCATTAAGCATCACTACAAGACAAAAAATTCACGATATGATTTATTGATTGGTAATAATGGAGATGAGTTAATTGTGAAAGATCTTGTGTCTGTATTTGATAATCCGAATCATGCAGGTTATACCAGGACAATATCACTAGCACTTCGTCACGGAGCGCCAATTCAATATGTTGTTGAACAGTTGCAAAAGGATAGAGAGATGGATATGTTTTCATTTTCAAAGGTCATTTCAAGAGTTCTTAAGAGNTATATTAGTGACGGAACAGTTCCAGGAAAGACAACATGTGAAACTTGTGGAGCGGAAGATTCTCTCAGATATCAAGAGGGATGTGTGACGTGTACAGCATGCGGTTTTGGAAAGTGCGGATAGCATAGTTATGACGGAGGGAAGATGGCATACTCAAAAAAAGTTATAGATCACTTTGAAAATCCTAAAAATGTGGGATCTTTAGATAAAGATGATCAGGGCGTGGGGACAGGAATTGTTGGTGCCCCTGAATGCGGTGATGTGATGAAGCTCCAGATCAGCGTAAGGGATTGTTGTATAGTAGGTGCAAAGTTCAAAACCTTTGGCTGTGGTTCGAGCTTCTCTTGATACTATATTGATTGGGAATATTTTTGAGGACAAAGCATGAAATGTACGACTAATATATCTTCTCTGATAAAAGAAATAGAATTAAGAAAGAATCCAGTGATTATCACTGTCAATAAGTTTGATGAAAAGTCTGCCAAGGAGTTTCAACAACAATTATCTCTTGCTCATAATACTGGACAAAGCGTTATTCCCGTTATTATTGATTCGTATGGTGGTCAGGCATATAGTCTGATGTCTATGATCAGCGCCATAAAGCATGCGGAGTTACCTGTTGCGACAATTGTTGAGGGAAAGGCAATGTCGTGTGGAGCTATTTTATTTTCATTTGGAGAATCTGGAATGAGATTTATGGACCCAGACTCGACACTTATGATTCATGATGTATCTTCAATGGAGCGTGGAAAAGTAGAAGAGTTAAAAGCCTCTTCAGAAGAAGCAGAAAGGCTAAATCAGATCGTGTATAAGATGGTTGCTAGAAATTGTGGAAAAAGAGATGACTATTTTTTAAAACTAGTTCACAAAAAGGGACATGCAGACTGGTACTTAGATGCAGAAGAAGCAAAGAAGCACGGCATAGCAAATCATTTAAGGGTGCCAAAACTACACATAGACATTAATGTTGATATAGGGTTTGAGTGAGAAGATGTTATTTAAAGATTTAAAAGTAAGAATAGATTCCACCTCAACGTACCCAGATATTCTAGACAGTCATGCTATGAAGTTTTTAGCAGATTTGACTAGAAAGTTTAGACCGTTGTTATCTCAGCTTCTAGAAGAAAGAGAAAAGCGTCAGTGTTTTTATGATGAGGGATATGAACCAAATTTTTTACAAGAAACAGGTGATATTCGTGAAAGTGAATGGAAAGTCGCTAAAATACCAGATGATCTTAGGGATAGAAGAGTAGAAATTACAGGTCCGACTGATAGAAAGATGGTGATTAATGCACTCAATTCCGGCGCAAATGTTTTTATGGCAGATTTTGAAGATTCACTATCACCAACATGGAAAAATATTCTCACCGGTCAGAGAAATCTTAGAGATGCAATTAACAGAACTATTTCGTATACACATCCCACAAAGGGAGAGTACAGGCTTAATAACGAGGTCTCCACTCTATTTGTCAGACCGAGAGGCCTTCACATGAATGAGTCTCACTTTAGTGTTGATGATGAACCAATTCCAGCATCTCTATTCGATTTTGGTCTATTCCTTTTTCATAATTCAAAAAATCTTGTCGAGTCAGGCACAGGTCCGTATTTTTATCTACCAAAGCTAGAGCATTATCTAGAAGCAAGATGGTGGAATGAGGTGTTTAATTGGTCCCAAGATTACATTAATATACCGCGGGGTTCTATAAGAGCGACAGTTTTAATAGAGACCCTACCGGCATCATTTCAAATGAACGAAATATTGTGGGAATTAAGAGATCACTCTGCAGGTCTAAATTGTGGTCGATGGGACTACATATTCAGTTATATCAAGACATTCAGAAATCATAGTGATAAGATTCTTCCAGATAGAAATAAAGTCACAATGACCAATAATTTTATGAAGTCATATTCTGAATTAGTCATTTATACTTGTCACAGAAGAGGCATACACGCTATGGGTGGAATGGCCGCTCAAATTCCTATAAAAAATGATGAGAATTCAAATAATGTCGCTATGTCAAAGGTCAGAGAAGATAAAGTGAGAGAAGTACTATCTGGGCATGATGGAACGTGGGTGGCACATCCGGGTCTTATCTCAATAGTAAGAGACATTTTTGATAGATTCATGCCAGATAAAAATCAGATTAATAAGGTTGCAGAAAATAATTGTACGAGATATGATTTGCTAGAGTCTCCCACAGGAGAAATAACTGAGCTAGGTCTTAGAAAAAATATTAATGTGGGCATACTATACATAGAGGCGTGGCTAAGTGGGAATGGATGCGTCCCTCTATATAACCTCATGGAGGATGCTGCAACTGCTGAAATTTCTAGAACACAGGTGTGGCAATGGATAAAGCATGAAAGATTTACCATAGAGGAATTTAGAGAAATTTTAAATGATGAGCTTAATAAGATAAAATATTCTCTTGGAGAAAATAAATTTAAAGAAGGAAAATATGATATTGCTTCACAATTATTTGAGAAGCTATCTACTTCCTGCGATCTTGTCAATTTTTTAACATCGCCGGCATATAAACTCTTATAATGTCCAGTGATATTATTTTATAATCAATTAGAACGGAGTAGTAGTTTTACTATTAATATATGAAGCAAATAAAATTAAA